GAATATTATGGGTATGATCTGGAATAGAGATAATAAGCCAGAATTAGATGACCGTAAAGATTATGAATAATATAAAAATTTATACTGCAACCAAAGGCGATAAGAAAGACTGTATACTTTATAAATGCTTGCAGAGTTATAATCCTGACCATCTCGGAATATCAGTACACTACGAAGATAAAAATACTAAAAGTCTTCAATGATGTTATAATAGCTTTATTGACGATGCACGTAAAAATAATATCGACATTGCAGTATTAATACATGATGATGTGTATATTAATACGAGAGATCTTTACACTCTCATATCTAAAGCTGCAGACAGATATAACGTCTTTGGATTAGCTGGTGCTACTACTTGTAAGGTAGGTAGCCCTGCCTTATGGCATCTTATGTCTGACCGGCAAGATCAAAGAGGTTGTGTAGCGCATGGTAGCGAAGACTCATACATGTATACCTCTTTCGGCCCAGTACCGAGTAGATGTTTAGTTATTGACGGAGTCTTTATTGGTATCAATATTAAAGAGTTACCTGAAGATGTGAGATTTGATGAATCATACCCATCGAAGTTTCATTACTATGATATAGACTTCTCTCTTGAATGTAACAGGAACCATGTTACAATAGGTGTAGTGGATATACCGATTATTCACAATAGCCCAGGGCTAACTAATCCTGATAAAGAATTTTACGACGGCCAGTCATACTTCATTAAGAAGTGGCAAAAGTAGTATAACATAACACATAATGGAAAAAATTGATTTAGATTATTTTGAGAAGGTTCTAATATATAAGAGCTTAACAGACGAGCAATACTTAGCTGAGGTTATTGGTCATATTGAACCTGATATTATTGCCGATAAAAATATTAAGATTCTGTTTACAATTATTAAGAACTTTTATGATAAGAGAGGTGTACCACCTACTCTCACAGAATTAAAGACTTACTTAACGAACGATGATGTTAAGAATGCTCTAAAGACTGTTGCTGGAAGCTTTGATGATCTAGATAAGAACCTTAACCATGAAGAGTTATTAGATAATACCGAACGCTATCTTAAGGAAAGAGCTATATATCATACTATGATGGATGTAGCAGAAGATATTACGAATGGTAAAGTAGATACTAGTTATATTCTGGAGAAGTTTGAAAAGAGCTGTAGTATCGAGTTAAAGGATGATCTAGGTATTGATCTATTCGGTGATATTGATGAGGTAGCGCGAGAGCTAAGTGTCGATGAACCTACTCTATCTTCTGGATGGGACTGGCTCGACGAACATTTAAATGGAGGCTTCTTAGCGAACGGGAGAGCGTTCTACTGCTTCGCGGGTCAGACGAACGTCGGTAAGAGTATTTTCTTAGGTAATATCGCAACTAATCTAGTTAGAAACGGTAAGAACGTATTAGTATTGTCCCTTGAGATGAGTGAAGTTATGTACGCTTGCCGTCTTGCATCCGATATCACTAAAATACCTATTGCAGATCTTAAATCTCAGACGCCTACGTTAAAGCATAGTATGGATAGTATGGAAGGTATGGGTAAGCTTCTTATTAAGGAATTTCCACCTAATACTATTACAGCTCAGCAGATCGCCTCTTATGTTAAGACCGTTCAATTAAAAGGTATTCAGATCGATGCTATTGTATTAGACTATATTAACTTGTTGAGAGGTTCACTCAATAGTAATCTATATGAGCGTATTAAGTGTGCTACTGAAGAAGTACGAGCGTTGAGTTATAAGTTTAACTGCCCTATTATTAGTGCTACTCAGCTTAACCGTACTGGTTATGATACCGAGTCACCTACCTTAGATACTATTGGTGAGAGTATTGGCTTAGCTGCAACTGCTGATGTTATTGTTGGCATTACCCAGAGTGATACTGATAAAGAGCTTAATATTATTAATCTGCATATGATGAAGAACCGCTTCGGTGCTAACTTTGGTAAGAATGAAATGAGAATTGATTACGGTACTCTTACTGTATCTGAAGACGATACACTTAATAATGATGACGGAGATTTCGGTGAGATGACTGACTCACTCGATAGGCTGAGTCTCTAACGGGTTCAATAGTTGAGCTTTTAAAAAGGGTGAGTAAATAGTTTTAATGGGTAAAATACATGTATTTACAGATGCAGACTTAGATGGTGCAGGTTGCGTCTTCTTACTCAGACAAGCTTTCCCTACCTGCGAGATATCCTACAAGGCGACTACAGAAAGAAGTTTTAGACAGGATGTTCTCAACTGGCAATTAACTGATAGTTTTAAGAACTATGATAAGGTATTTGTATGTGATCTTAATATTAAAGACGAGACAGCTCTCGTCGATGTAGATAATGTTATAGTGTTCGATCATCATAAGGATCATGTTGAAGTAAAGCACGAGTACGTTAAAGCAAAACCAGTCATTGAGGAATATACATCATGCACACGGTTGATGTATGATAAGCTGAAGCTGAAATCTAAACTAATTGACTACCAATCACTACTAGTTAAGCTCATCGATGATTATGATAGTTATACTTTGAGCATACCTTATAGTAGGCAATTAAACCATATCTTCTGGAATTATACGGGTGATAGAGTAGCAAAGTTCCTTATTGATTTCGGAGCTGGTTTTAATGGATTTAATACATATCATAAAAACACTCTCAAGTTAGTTGAGAGCAGATTAGAAAATTACTTCAAGACTGAAAAGCTATTCATGAACGATGTAGAGCTTAACGGTACAACGTACAAGTTGATTGGTGGCTTCTTTTCTTTTTCACCGAATGAGATATGTGAAAGAGCTCTTAAAGATCACGATGCCGATATATGCATGTTAATGAGTGCAAAAACCAAAACAGTTGTTTTTCGACGATCAAGTACATGTACATTGAGTATGAGGAAGTTAGCTAACAGCTTATCAGATGGTGGTGGTCATGATGATGCAGCTGGCGCTACACTAAATGATAGTATCATTAACCTTACAAAGCTATTAAAGGAGATTGGTAATGAGTAAATCGCCCTCACAGAATATGGAAGATGCAGAATTTGAACATGCATTCTACTCCTTCTGTACTTTCGTATCTCTGCTTCATGGCAAGAAGATGAATTTCCCAACTGTCTTTCTCAAGATTTTAGAAAATGATAAGATTAGAAAGGTCTTTTTAGATCTTATAGGTGAAGAGAGTGATTTCGGAGCAGTTCAAAAATTTATCGAGACAGAGCCCTCTATAACAAAAAGTAAATACGTAACAAAGTACTTGAATAAGAATAAACAGATACTATCATAGGTTATGTATGACTCAATTAGAGAAGACGATATATAATCAATGGTTGATAGTTTCAAGAGCTGTTGATAGTAAGCCTTTCAAGGTACGTGAGAACTTCGATAAATTCGAAGATAATAAATCTTACCCAGCTGTTGTTAAGCTAGCTAACTTTTTTAAAAGACATCCCTCGCTAGATATAAAGACTTTCTTCGAGGCTCCGTACTTTGTATACGACGATAAGTTATTCCCTCTAGAGTTTTATAGTAGTATGAGAGCTATTAAAGCATACACGAGCTATCATGATGACTTTCTATTAAGCAATCCTGACGCAAGGGTGTCATTAGATTTCGTTAAGGGTAGCCTAGTCTTTATAAACGACTTCTGTAAGAGTGTAGGTATATCAATTGGTCAGTATTCAGACTATACAGAAAATAACCTACCCGTATTTTTTAAGCATCTAGGTGAGCGTAAAATTTCTATGTATATTTTATTTGCCTTTGATGATATAGACTGTAAAATAAGAGAGTATAAAGGTAGTTTATATGTGCAGGCGAAATGCCGCGCTCTACAAAGAAGCAATTACATTAGAACGAAACTTTATGCATCAACTAAATTAAAAACAAATATCGAAAATATCAAAAAATTCGTAAAAACACAAAGGAACTAAACTATAATTAAATCATGACAAATATATCAAATTCAATGTTCGAATCTATCCGCGGCGCGCTTGCAAGTACCGAAGAGAAGTCAACCGGACCTACTAATATCTTACGTACTGAGCCCGGTAATACTTATACAGTACGTCTACTGCCATTCGCTAGCGATGCTAGTAAGACTTTCTTTCACTACTATCAGCATGGCTGGAATAGCTTCGCGACTGGTCAATATGTAAATGCTATTTCTCCTCAGACGTTTGGAGAGCGTGACCCTATCGGTGAGACTCGTTATAAGCTATATCGCGGTAATGACGAGGAAAAGGCATTGGCCGGTAAGATTAACCGTTCTGAGAAATGGCTCGTTAATGCATATATTGTTAATGATCCAGTAAATCCCGATAACAATGGCAAGGTAATGATTCTTCGGTATGGTAAGCAATTGCACAAAGTTATCGCTAGTGCTATTGAGGGTGAAGATGCATCTGACCTCGGTGCACGTATTTTTGATGTATCACCTAGTGGGTGTAACCTTAAGATCGTTGTAGAGAAACAAGGCGATTATCCGACATATGTATCATCTAAGTTTAGCTTCCCGTCTGAGATCCCTGGTATGGATGATACTAAAGCTGAAGCGGCAATGAGCAATCTGTTTAAACTAGACGAAGTATTTACTATTAAGAGTCATGATGAACTAGTTCAGATGGTAAATGAGCATATTACCGGCTCTGGTGATTCAGTCGAGTCTTCACAGCCGAGTGTACTACCGGCACCTACTCCTGCAGTACCTGCCATTGAAAGTGTACCAACCCCAGCTGCTGTAGAGGCTCCGGCCGAGCCAGCTAAAGATAGTGACGCAGAAATTAAAGACTTACTTGCAGGCTTAGACCTTTAATATATGGACCCAGAACTACCATTACCTGAGATGAGCTCTCAGCCGCCCGAGCAGATACCGATGCCAGCTCCTCCTACGGGAGGTGATGATAGAGGTGCACCGCCTACTTCATATACTAGGGAATTAAGCCCTCAAGAGAAGAGTAATGCTTTGATTCAGTTCATGGGCGTGCAATACGGTGAACTCAATCAATTGGATGGTCAGATTGAAGGGCATGCCGCTCTGGGTAAGGGTAGTTCTCAGAAGATCAAGCAGCAGGTGGCGCAGGTATTAGAAAATACGCAAGTCGGTTCACCTGCTGTGAGCCCCTCGCCAGTAGCACCTCAACAGCAGCAGGTACCACCACCCCCACCTGCTGCTGTCCCGGTGCTTAATATAACTCCTCCAGAGGATGAACCGGTGGATCCTAATCAGTTAGAGTTTGACTTGAACGTTGATGAAAAACAAGAGTTACTATCAAAGTTTCGCGCTCTTGTCGATAACGTTAAAACTCAACGAAAAGAGATAGCTATACTAACTAATAAAGTTGATGACCTTATTAAGTCATCAAAAAAAAAATCTCCTAGGTCACCAAGA